GATAGAACTACTAGTCAAATCACTACTGATATTATAGACGCAAACAATCACTTGATAGACGCATTACGATACGCACTTTATAAACAAATTAGTGAGGCTAAAAAGCCATTGAATGCCTTATACACTAATCCTAATTATTGGAGTTAAGAATGTTTAAAAAAATAAAAGAATTAATGAATGATTACTACAAAGACAGCACATTTAGAGAGCCGATTGAGCATGATATTAAAATTGAGCAATTAGAACAACTACAAGAACAATTACATAAAAAAATTGCTTTTATTAATAAAATAGATAATAAATTCACACTTAACAAAGATTATCAACAAGCGTTCGAACAGCAAAAGAATGCTCAAGCAATTGCAACCGATATGGCAATGGATAACAATCCTAGCCAATTTACTAATTTATATGGGATTAATTACAACGACCCATTAATTAAGCAATATCAATTTATGGGATGGGGTGCTTTGATTATGTATCAACAAATACCATTAATATACAATGCTTGCAAAGTATATGCTGATGAAATATTGCGAGGCGGGTTTGAACTGGTTAGTACAGATGGTTCGGATAAAAGCAAATTAATTGAATTGTTAAATAGTAAAATTAAAGAATACGAAGTTAAAGAAACATTGCACAAAGCGTTATTAACAGCGGTTAGTTTAGGGGGTTGTCAAATATTCACTAAACTCAAGAATGATGAGAAAAAGCAAGATAAAAAAATAAAATATGATGTAACTTCAGTATCAAAAGGTAGCCTTGAGTATTTTACTGTAATTGAACCTCAGTGGTGTAGTCCTGTTGCTGTGAATTTTAACAAGCCAAAAGACGCCGATTTTTACAAACCAGAGTTATACACAGTGATGGGCGAGACAACTCATTGCAGTCGAATGATTAAAGTAATATTTAATCATGTGCCAAATTTAATAAAGCCAGTGTATTGGTTCTATGGCATGTCTCTAACACAAAAGATATTACAGGCTGTAATGGATGTAGAAGAAATTAGAGAAGAGATTAAAGAAATAATCAAGAGATACAATCTTTGCTTAGTTGGTTTATCACCTGATGCACTAACAGACCCAGTCCAAGCAAAAGCAAGAATACAATCATTTATTAATGGTAGAGATAATTTCGGGGCTTTTATATTTGCAAAAGACGAAGAAGAGGTTATTCAAACGCAAATGGCTGTAAGCGGACTTGATGACTTGCTTAGTAGGTATATTGAGTTCTTGTGTACAATAACACAAGTACCAGCAACGAAATTATTGGGAATAGCACCCCGTGGTTTTAGTACGAATGATGAAAGCAGTCACCGTAACTGGTATGATTTGGTAGAAAACTACAGAGAAAGTATGGCAAAACCTGTATTGATGTCAATGTTACACATGATAATGTTAAATGAGGGTATTGAAATAGACCATGACATAGATATTAAATTTGGGCAATTATACGAAGCTGATAAATTAGAATTAGCACAAATAGAGAAATTTAACTCTGAGGCTGAAAAAAACAGAGTAGAAGCGGGTATATTATCTACAAGTGAAGTGAGAGAAGTTATTGCTAACAACGAAGATAATGGTTATGCTAATTTAGATACTGATAATCTTGATAACATTGAAATTGAAAACAATGAGTAAAATCATAGAATTAAAAGCAATCAAGCCAAATAATAGCATTGGGCTTGAGTACAAACGGGCATTACAACGATTAATTGATATGATGATTGAAGATGTATTCATTAATATTAAATTAGAATATATGCAACAAGAGCATAAAATAGCATTAGATAAAGCACCCAAAACAATAAATAATTTAATTAAAAAGTTATTTAAAAAATGGGTGCAATTATTTGAAAAAAAAGCCCCACTAATTGCTAATAAGTTTATTAATCAAATAGATAAGCATAATAAATTAGTGAATAATAGTAATATAAAATTATTATCAGAAAAACTAACTGTGAATTTTAGCAAAGAAAATAAACGGTTAGTAATTGCTAACGAAAATTTAATACAACAACAAATAGATTTAATTACAAATATACCACAACAATATCAACAAAAAATAAGTGATGCGGTGTTTGAAGCAATAAACAAAGGTAGAGATTTTACTTATTTAGAAAATGAATTATCAAGAATAAATACAATAAGTAAAAAAAGAGTAAAAACAATTGCTAAAAATCAATTAGATTACTCTACTAATGTAATAAATAGAGCTAGGCAATTGGATTTAGGTTTTACTAAAGCAAAATGGAAGCATAGTACAGCAAGCAAAGAGCCAAGGCAATCACACCTCAAAGCAAATAACAAAGTATATAATATTGAAGAAGGTTGTTATATTGACGGTGAATATATACAACCTGCTGAAAAGATAAACTGCAATTGTTACAGCGTACCGATTATAGAAATATAAAAATACTTGACAACTAATTGATTTTATGATATATTAATAATAATTAATAACAAATGCCTCAAAACGCTGTGAAGCGGTTCGAGTTTTTTAAAAATTATGAGGCATTTATTTTTGTTAAAAAGTAAGGTAAATGCCAAATAATTTAATTGAAAAGATAAGTAAAGAAAAAAACATATCTGTAGAAAAGTTAGAGAAGATATGGGATAATGCTATTTTACAGGCTGAAAAAAATAACATCAGTAATAAATATGCATATGCAACGGCTGTGTTAGAAAAGGTGGTTAGTGCCGATATGGAGCATACCATTGCTAACGATAGTCAGAGAACAACTGACGATAACGAATTTACAAGAGTAGCAAATTGTATTATTACGTCCGCAGGAGTATTTGAATACTTGGGACGTGAAATACCTAACTATCAATCATTGGGCTTAGATGCCGACCAAATATATAAACTATACCGTCCTGCCGACGAAATAAACAAAGCCAAAGACACATTTAAAGACATGCCGTTACTTGATACTCATTTAGTAGTGTATGCTGATGATATACCTAAGAGTAATGTTATTGGGACATTATCAAGCGATATTACTTTTGATGGCAAGGATTTAACTTGTTCGATAGTGCTTTGGGATAAAGAAGCCGTGGAGCAAATTGAAGCCCGTGGTAAAAAAGGTTTATCTGCGGGTTATAGATATACTCCCGTGATAAAAAGCGGAGTGCATGAAGGACAAGCATATGATATTATCATGACTGAATTATCTGCAAATCATGTAGCACAAGTAGAAAATCCAAGAAACCCAAGTTCGATAATTAATGATGAAAAAATTGTTTTAGAAGGAGCAAAACAAGTGAGTAAAAAGAAAATAGCACTTGACCAAGAGACTGGTGAAGGTAGCGAATTTGACAAAATTGTGGATATGTTACAAAACGATCCAGAATTGAAAGAGAAACTTCTTAAATTCTTAACACCTGCTGAGGATGAAGACAAAGAAGAAGATTACAAAGATAAAAAGGCTGAAGATGAAGACAAAGAAGATAAAGACGATAAAAAAACAGCGATGGATAGTAATTCATTGAAGTTATTAATCAAAAATGAAGTAAATAAACAATTGCGTGAATACAACGAAGCGATAGAGTTGTGCGAAAAACACATTGGGGTTATTAACCGCACCGCGTTTGATAGTGCTGATGCTTTGTATGACAAAGTATTGAAAGATAATAAAATAGCGTTTGATGGACTAGACACTAAAGCGAAGAAAGTGGCGGTTAGTGTATTAGGTATTAATAAAAAAGAACTTACTAAATTAACATATGATAGTAATAGCATTTTAGATTTAGAAACCGCATTGAAAGAAAGGGGTTTATAAAATGGCATTTCAAAAAGAAGCATTATTGGATTTGGCACAAGGGTATGAGGGTAATTTTGTTACTACTCAGTTTTACCCAACGATTGGTTATACTGTAAATGAAACTAATGGAGTAAAAATTGGTACGTTTGCATGGTTAGTAAATGGTACTGATAACCAAGTGGCACAAGCAAAAGGTAGTAACTTACAGTTAGCAGGTATGGTTGTTCGCAATAATTCTAACGTAAATTTGACACAAGGTATTACAACTAATGCTGGATTGACAATACTTAATAAATATCCTTGTGAAATTGCAAACCGTGGTATTTTTTATGTTAAATTAGTAACTTTGGTTGGAACAAATCCTGTAGTTGCGGGTTCGGCTGTGTATATCAATAATACAACTGGTGAAGTAGTAGCAGACGCAGGCGGTACGATGACGACTTATACAAAAACAAATTTTAAATTTATTAGTGTGGCTTCTGAATTAACAGCGGGGCAACTAGTAAAAATATCTAATGTGTCTGATGTGATGGGAGTTTAATATATGAAAAACATAGATTTAGAAAGAATAAAATCAGCGACTGGCATGATTTTTGATAATAATTACAATCAAGATAATTTAAAAATTGTTTTTGGGGATAACCCGCAATATTTAGCAAATGATAAACAAGAAACTAAGCGTATAAAAATGGCATTAGATAGCGTCGACGCTTCATTTAACACGCCAAGTTCTGGGGCACCTGCATTTCTTACTACTATTTATTCTAACGAAGTTATTCGAGCAGTTACGCAAAAAGTAGCATTTAGAGAGATAGGGCCGGATTACCAACAAGGGGATTTAGCAACTAATGCAATGTCATTCCCGACTATTGCATTTAGTGGTAATGTTAGCGATTATGATGACAGAGAAGAACCCGCAATATCTGACGCAAATGCAAACTGGGAAAACCGAGGCGTATACAGATACAGTACTGGGTTCATGTACGGTGACTTAGAATTAGCAACTATGTCGGCGGCTAAAATAGATCTTTTATCTGAAAAAAGAGAGGCAGCAGCAAGGAAATTGGTATTAGTTCAAAATGATATATTTTTTAATGGATTTGCAAGAGGTAAGGATATTAGAGGCTTGTTAAATGACAGCGACCTTAATCCGGCGATAGTTTCGCCTGTTAGTGCGGCAAAAAACACAAGTGGTAAATGGAAGTATAAAGTTTATGAAGAAATAGTTGCTGATATTTCTGCAATGTATGAAAGTTTAGTAAGCAAATTGGCAAATAACGTAAATTTAGATACAATGTCTGAAATGTTATTATGTATAGCACCTCAAGACCAAATTAATTTATTAAAGCCAAATAATTTAGGTACAACTGTTAGAATGTGGATGCAAGAAAACTTCCCAAACATTAAAGTAATTACTGCAGTACAATATAAATTAAGTGATGCCGATACTGGTAACTTGGCTCAATTAATATTAAAAAGAGTTGAAAGTGCAAACGTTAAAGATACAGTATCAAATGGCTTTACGTTTCAAGCGTGGTATAGCAACACAGTAGTTGGAATGTCTTCAATCAAACAAAAAGTAAGTTGTGGCGTTGCTGGTGCAATTATTAGATTGCCAGCTGCAATTGTAACAATGACTGGTATTTAATTTAAAAAGGATAAAACATGTATATAGTTAACAGGCAATATATGGATGTAGAGTTTCCCTTAACAAACGGTGGCTCTGTAATAATTAACGGAGCTAATATTCAGGCTGTGCAGTTAGGATTAGGTGAGGCTTTTGGTATGACTTATATAGAAGACGCAGTGTGGGATGAAATAAAAACAAAATATTCGCATATTATTAATCAAGGATATATATTTGCTGACAAGCAAGAAAAATCCGCGAAGGTAAAATATGAAGAAACAAAAAAAATAAAAATGCAAACGGATCCAGTAGACCCCAACGCAACAGGTTACAAAGCCCCTGAAAATGCTGGTGGATTATCAAACATTGGTAATAAATAATGTTAGTATTTAATCCTACTCAATTTAAATTAGATTATCCAGAATTTGCTACACTTAGCGATTTAAAATTGACTAATTTATTTAACTATAATGCTAAAAGTTTTTATCAATGGGCTATGCAAAGGTACAGTGATGAAAACGAACAGTATTATTGGGCGTGTCTTGTATTGGCACATATATTAACAACAATATATGGTGCTGATGGTACAGGTGCGTCTTTAGTGGGTAGGATTAGCAGTGCTAATGAGGGGGACGTTAGCACTTCTCTTGAATTTAACACTAAAGTTACAAAAACGAGTGCTTGGTGGAACCAAAGTAAATATGGTGCTTTGTGTTGGGCTATAATACAGCAACAAGGTTGGAGTACATGGGTGGCATACGGTGAGTAAAATTCAAAGAGTTAAGAATAGTGATTTATTAACTAAACTTAATAAATTTGCTACTAGCAAAAAAATGCTAAATGTGGGTTTCTTGCAAAAAGAAATTTCTAAAATAGCAATTATTAATGAGTATGGTGCAAAAGTACCAGTTACTGATAAGACTAGAGCGTTGTTTAATAAATACGGCTTTCATTTAAAAGATAGCACAAAATTTATTAATATACCGCCTCGTCCTTTTATGCAACGCACTGCTACTGAGAACGAGAACAAATGGGCTGATATTATAGATAAATTGATAGTTAAATATCAATACGATGTAGATAAAGTATTAGCGATATTTGGTGAGATTGTAGAAAGTGCTATTCGTGAGATGATAGAAGATGGAGAATTTCAAGCAAACCATCCATTGACTATAGCGATAAAAGGCGGAGCGGGTAAACCATTGGTTCATACTGGTAAGATGTCAAAATCTGTGGCATATGAGGTAATATGATGGCTGGGTTAAATTTGCATAAAATAGTAACACCTGTGTTAAATAGTATTACACCTGAGTTTGATATTATATTAAAGTTGTTTAACGGTAATGTAAATAATAAAGGCATTATTACACCAATTTATATAACTGTGAATACAAAAGCCCGTGTTTATTTAGCAAATACTCAAGAATTACAGCATATTAATAATATTAATTTAAGTAAAATATATAAGAAATTTTATATTAATTCTGACACAATAACAGGGCTTAATAAAGCACTATCAGAGGCAGGAGATTATATTGTGTGTGATAATTTAGAATATAAAATAGTACAAGTTATTAGCAAGTATGCTACTGGTTGGAGTAGTGTTATAGGGTGCCAACAATGAATATAACATCAGATAATTTGGCTGGAGTTTATGATATGCTAGTTACTTTTACGGGCAATCAGACTGGTGGTAATTTAACTACAGGTAGTAATATTATTACAAATATAGTTACTACTAATATAAATATTGGGGATGTAATAATAGGTGAGAATATACCTAATCCATGCTTTGTAACAGCAAAGACAAACAATACAATAACAATTAGTCAAACACCTGCGGTAACTAAAGTAAACTCATTATACACACATAAAAATAACATATTTGAGGGCTTTCAAAATAATTCATTTATACCGCAAGACAGCGATTTTATAGTAATAACAAAATTAGATAGTGACACAACGGGGCGTCCTCTTGAAATATATAACAAAGAGACTGAAAGTTACACAATTATTGCTTGTGATATAAACACAATACAACTGGATTTTTACGGCGATTATGCTGAAAAAAATGCCAAGATTATGAGAACAGTAGTAAATGGTAGATTGGTCAATCAATTTTTAGAGCCGTACAATGCTAGTGTGGGTAGATATTTTAGTATAGTCAATTTATCTGATGTTTTAGATAATGAGAATTTTATTAAACGTTTTACATTTAAATTTGAGTTATTCAGTAATAGTGCAATTACTGATATACCTTTGGCTACTCAATTGTTTGATAATGAATTAGAATACGCACCATCAATTTAATTTAAGGAGAAATAGATAAATGGCAGCAATATCATTAGATAAATTAATATCTATAACCAATGCGGTAATAGATGTTAGTACCACAGGTTTAGATTTGGTTACTGTAGTATTAACTAAAAATCAATTAATACCAAACAATGTTACACAATCAGTGTTACCTTTTACTTCTGTTGAATTAGTTGGCGATTACTTTGGTTTAACAAGTGATGAGTATAAATTTGCTGAAAAATATTTTAAAGGTTATGATAATTCGCCATCTAAACCAAGATTTATTAGATTTGCACGATATATTGATACTGCGGTAGCACCGTACATTCGTGGGGGGATTGTAGGGATTGATAAATTAAGTGCATTAAAAGCGGTAACTGCTGGTGATTTAGCATTATTATTTGATGGTGCAACTGTCAATGTAACTACTATTGATTTATCAAGTGCTACAAGTTTATCAAATGTAGCAAGTTTATTACAGGCTGAAATAAGGGGCGGAACTTTAACAAACGCAACAGTGGTATATGATAGCATTACTGAGGCTTTTACAATTAGCAATGCTGTT